GAAGGGCTTGCCGATCCGGCCGCCGCACTGGAAGCTCCTGCTCCCGTGGCCACACCCAGGGCGGCAGTGGTGAAGCCTGAAGGTTGGATCCTGTGAAAGAATCCGTAACAGTCAAATGCACAAGGTGCAACAGAATCGTTGCTATGCCATCTAGGCGTGCAAGGTTCTTGCAAGTGGTATTCTGCTCAAGAAAGTGCAACTCCCTGTATGTCATCGAATGCGCTGCGAAACATGCTGCTGAACGATCCAGAATCGATAGAGATAGTCATTCCAGTTCCGTCGAATGAACTGGAACATATCGATCCTTGTATTCAGGCATTGCTTGACAACACCACTAGGAACTATCGGCTATCGATAGCCGTATTTGGATTCCTGAAAGAGTCCAAGCAAGGTGAACTGAATACCTTGCTGAAGGACAAATGCAGTGGTATCTGGGAGATTACCAGCAGCAAGGATGCTTGTTACAACGAAGTAGTTCATCATAGCATCAAGGCATCAACAGCCAATCTGATTATCATCCTTCCTTACGACGTAAGGATTCAGGACAAGGGATGGTTCGGCAAGCTGCAACAGCCGATCGATAAGGCGTTTGATTGCGGCATGGCATACTGCCATGGCACTCAAGATCGAAGCACACTTCCTCCATACCGAATGAGTAAGTGGGTAGGTTCCAGCGATGGAATCCTGATGACAACAAGGAAGGTCATACAAGCAGTCATTGGTGGAGTGGAACCAGGCAAACAGGCAACAGACTATGTGCCAAGGTTCCATCAAGCGTTGAACCGATCTGGCATGACTTCATTCCTAGTTCCATCAATCGGAAGCCATCGTGTTGAAACGAATCGGAAGAAGCGCCCCGTTACGAATAGTCGTAGCGGACGACTCTAAGCTTGTTTACTCGGACAACTGGCGTCATGGTTGGCTGAGTGGATTCAAGCAACTAGGCTGTGAGATTCAGGTAGTAGATATCTCATGCCTACGCATGATGGGCGCTGGTGGTCCGTATTCGACCAGGGGATGCAACACTGCGAAGGGTTTGGCAGACAACATTATCAGGATGAAGCCTGATCTTGTTTGGTGCTATCATGGCAGATCGGCAGCGCAAGCAACGTTCCTGCAACCGCTCAGGCGTGCAGGTATCAAGACAGCGACATACCTACCAGATGAACCATATGAGTGTGGAGAGTCAGCAAAGTTCTCGACTCTCTATGATTATGTGTTCACCATGGACTACTGCACAGTTGGTATCCATGACGCTGCACGTCAACTACCGAATCGAGGTAGAGTCTTTTACCTACCGCCTTGTGCAGACGTTTTGGCATTCCGATGTAAGGATTACTCAAGAAGGACCGTTCCCGCCTTCTTCCTTGGTAATCCTGTTCTGATTCCAAGGGAAGAGTATCTGCGGGCAGTTGAAAAGCTTGTAGATGGTGCAGACATCAGGTTCTGGCCAAGCAGAGGATTGCCAGTCAACAAGTTCCACAAGCTGTGGATCAAGCAAGAAGAACACCCTATCTACTACTCTACTTGTAAGGTTGGTCTGAACGTCCATCGCGCTCCTGGAATGACAATGGAGTGCTACAAGCGTAGAGTGAAAGGTAGGCCACCAAACCAGCCGATCCCGGCCGGCTTTACCCTTCCGTCAGCCCCGCCGAAGAAAGATGGCACTGGATTCTGGAACGATTTCAACGCTCCTGCTAGTCATGTCAATCCAAGGTTCTTTGAGATGGCTGCATGTGGAACCTTGGTGGTAAGCGACAATCATAGGTTGGAACTACAGCGGATGTTCCCTTATGCGCCACGAGCAGCAACTCCGGAGGAGTATGTTGGACATGTCTTGTATTACCTGAACAACCTTCATGAAGCTGAACAGATAGGACAAGCATGCTCCTTCGAGATTTCAAGGCGGCACACCTTCAAGCACCGCGCGGCAGAAGTCATGATCCGAGTTGGCTTGACGGATCTGCTAAAGGAAGACCAGCGTTTATTCTTGGAGGGGCAGGCGGATTGGTTGACTCCCCAGGACTTGCCGCTGCCAAAGGGCAAATCGTCATCGGAACGAACTGGACTCTGCGACTCCTGGAACCCACAATCTGGCTTGTCGTTGACGGGAATGTGTGGAAGTCCGAGTCAGCGAGAATCTCTGGATGCTCCGATTCCATGGTCACCGTAGTTAGTAAAGGTATCTTCGGTGGTGGAGTTTACTCAGTAGCTCACTCACAGAAGATGAAGATGGTTGGAACGAAGAAGGTTCAACCACTAGAAATACGGATAAGACCATTTGCTGGAATCCAACGTAAGGGTAAGAAGTATGGCTTGCGACCGTTTCCGCCCTACGTGCCGAACTCGGCAAGCGAGCTTTTTCACCCAGGGGGGAACTCGCTGTGCTTCGCCATCCAGCTAGCTCATGTCATGGGGTGTAACCCTATTGTGGCATCAGGGTTTACGTTGCAGTCGGGATCGAACTACCACTTCGGTGGCAACATCAACCCGGCCACCCGGCGACCCAGCGTCTACCAGCCTGACCTTGCCATGGCATGGCTGGCTTGGTATTCCTCCGCCTTCCCAGGTCGGGTCCTGCTGGACCCGAGCTTCGACGGTCCGGTCACGTCGGTTCTACGGAAGGCGGCTCCAGGTGAAATCGAACGTATCGCCAGGGCACAACATGCCAACGGTGGCGGACACGAATCAGACCAGGGAAGCAAATCTGGTCACGAAGAAGGAAGTCTCAGACAAGATGTCTGAGAATACCACGATCGAGAAGTTGAAGGAGAAGAAGTCAACGTGACAGTTGCTTCTGATCGCCTTCAGATGGGCAACACGACAAACCCTCCGATGACGAGGGTGAACGACTACGGTGTTGCTTCTCGTGGTATGGGGAAGGCTACTGCTCGCGACGGGACCAAGCCAGTATTCACTCCGCATCAACTGGTAGAGACATACCAGGACAATCAAGATGCAGAGAAGATGGCTAAGATGTATTCGGAGATGGTTGGATTCCCCAACCTAGCCGATCAAGGTCCGGTAGTCGAGCAAGCAAAAGCAGCGGTTCTGTCTTCGCTGAAAGACACGTTCTCGACGATGCAGTATCTACGCAACAAGGCGTTGATAATGTATCGCCTGTATCGTGGGGAGACGATTGCAGGAAACATGTTTGGACGTATGCGCTTGCATAGCCCTACGCCATACAAGGTTGTTGAAACGATTCACCCCAGGGTGATGCGAACCATCTTCGGGACAGAGCAATGGTTCAAGCTCTATGGTGAAGCTGAAGAACATGATGAACCGGCAATGGCACAAGAGATGCTTTGCCGACATCAGTTACGTGTCAACAACTACAAGGAAAAGGCATCAAGGTTTGTTCGAACAGGACTGATCTACGGGACAGCAGTCCAGAAGGTATACTGGCGACAGGAGCTTGGTGAACGTGCGTATCGAACTGCCAAGAGGAAGCCAGATCCGAAGATCCCAGGAGCATCAATCCTGGACTTGAGTGAAGTCAAGCGTGAAGAACTTGTGTTCGATGGTAATGAGATTGTGCCTATCGACTTCTTCGACTTCCAAGGTCCGCCGTGTGCTTCCAGCATCGAGGAAGCTGAATGGTGCTTGGACAAGCAACTATGGCCTGACTACCGAGTCAAGCAGATGGTTGAACTTGGACATTGGATCAATACAGAATCGTTAGCGGGAAACACAGGGGACAATGACTTTGGATCGGAAGATCCATTCAAGCAACGCAAGGCGTATGCATACGGAATGTTCGATGCTCGTGGTGGAACGCAAGCATCACACATTCCGCACTACGAGGTAGTAGATTGGTGGGGGCCATTGGTCATCAAGAATGATGATGGAAACTACACCACACGAATCTGCAACGTAGTGATGATTCAACCTCGTAGCAATGCCATCGTTGCGCGAGTGACGATCAATCCCTTCTGGCATGGCAAGAAGCCATATCAGGTGTGGCGTCCAGTAGAACTGGAAGGTGAGCTTTTCGGGATTGGCGCTATCGAGATGATTGCACGTCTCTCGATGGAGAAGGACACCAAGAGAACACTCTTGATGGCAGCCACCCAACTGGAAAGCAATCCGATGATGGTGGTGAGCGATCAAGCAAACATCGCTCCAGGACAACTTGTGGCACAGCCGGGTCTAATCATCCGTGTGCCGGGCAATCCCAACGAAGCGGTAATGCCCATTGCATTCCCAGGCGTGAGCGATTCTGCGCTCAAGGCTGAGAATATCCTGGAAGCCGAAATGAGGGAAGTCTCTGGTGTGACTTCCCCGGTCATTGGCGTCCAGGATCCTTTGTCGTCGTCTTCCAAGACTGCCACTCAGTATCGTTCAGAGATGGACGAGGCGAATATGCGCTTGAGTGGTATGATGGAGAACTTTGACAACTCTGTTACCGCATCAATGCTAGACATGATGGCATGGAACAACATGCAGTTCCAATCATACCCGAAGGTCA